GCGATGTGATTTGTTGTTCCCTGTCCCCGGGGAGCCGGGGCGGAGGTACTGTCGTTAGACCTACTACGGCTCAGCAATGCGAAATGATTGCCGAGCATGCAGATAAACTAGGTTTAATTGAGCAGTTACCAGGAAAAAGTTATAACAGTAGGTTCTCATCTAAAAGAAAAATTGATGATGGTAAACCCCTACAAAGAGAATTTAAATTTGTTAATGAGTATTCATCCGGACCTGAAGCAGCTTTCTTCGCGAGAGCTTACCTTGAAGTCTTGTTGGATTACTCGGATAAAATAATGAATTTTAAACTTGATGATCAATTAGCTTTGTATCGTATGGCGGCTCAGTGGCCACGAGAGAAATTTGTCAAATTTGCTGGCTATTGTAAAAATTGGCCTATGGCAAAGTTTCTAAAGAACGATACTCCTGAGGTGCCGGAGGGATTTGCTTGCAATCCTCTAGGCTCAGGTGCTATAAAACGATTTTTGAAAACACGGATATGTGCGCGTAGTAGTAGAAATGCTCGACTCTGGAATGGGGTCTTGCAAGGAGTGAAACGTGCGTGTATGAAAGTAAGTAAAGACTTTATACATGATTCAATGGTTAAACATAGGAAACATATGACCTATGCTCCAGAGAACCCTGTAGACACAGAAAGTGTAGATATATTCGACCTTCTTTTTGAAGAATTTAAACCTAAGCCTCCTAAGTTACATGAGGCATCTGCTTCCGCAAGTTTTGAAGCAGCTAGGTCAGAAGGAGGTGCTAGAGCTTGGTTACAAAATAACTCGGCAATAGCTTCTGATAATAATCTTATTTCTATGCCTTTTACGAAAAGGCAGTCCAGGGGGAAACCTGAACCGATCTTTGGACCGGTTGTGGAACCTAGCTTCGCTGAACTTGTTCGGCTAGCAGCTAAGGAACCAACAAATGTGCAAGTGTCAGCTGTGATTGAACCTCTTAAGGTACGTCTAATAACAAAAGGTAATTCTTTACGTTATTGGGTATCTAGAGATTTTCAAAAGCAGTTATGGCAGCATTTGCAGGAATTTCCACAGTTTGCCTTGACAGGTGAACCGTTAGAAGAGCGACATCTCCATGGCCTTCTTGAAAGGGAAAGAGATGTAAACGAATTAATTGTATATAATGGTAGAAAAGAAATAAAATTTGATTTTTGGGTTAGTGGTGATTACTCATCTGCTACTGACACTCTAAATCTCAATGTGACTAAAGCTGCATTTGAAGCTGCTTTAAGAAAATTGAGTCCAGAATCAATACCATGTGACGAGTACTTTGAAGTGCTTCGATCAGTCTTATACGAACAGACTGTACATTATAAAGACTTAGACCCGGCCGAACAGTTAAATGGCCAGTTAATGGGATCAACTCTAAGTTTCCCTATATTATGTATGGTGAATCTAATGTGTTATATTCGCGCATTCCGTCGATTTACAGGCGTGGTAGTGGATCCGAGGACCCTGCCAGTGATAGTAAATGGGGATGATATATTATTTAGAGCGAATACAGAATTCTATGAAGTGTGGAAAGAGGAAGTGGCACGTGTTGGATTTACGCTTTCGCTTGGAAAGAACTACGTGAGTAGTGAATATTTGACAGCAAATAGTCAACTTTTCAAGTATGCAAAGCCAAAACTAACCAACGAGTACTTAATGAAGACATCTTATGTCCCGTTAGGTACCTTCCAGGAACTCGGCTATTTGAATGCTGGTTTATTGACCGGCGTAGCTAAGGTAACTGGGCGTGGACCTCGATCTACTCCTGTTTGGGACTATTTTAATTTTGTAATGGAAGGAGCTATCAATCCGGAAAGAGCAAGAATGAGATTTATACATTACCATAAAGATTCCATCAAAGTATTAACTCAGAATGGAAAATGGAACTTGTACATCTCCCCACTTCTAGGGGGTTGTGGATTCAAGTTGCCTGAGACAGAGCGTAAGCAAAGTCGAAGGTCACCTGTAACTGCAACGCCTTTTCAAAGAAGTTGGGCATCTTTCATGAAACAACAGCTTTATGATAATCCTCATTATCATGAACGTATAGCATTAATCCAACCAAGGAAAAAGACTACACCTCAGACATGGAAAGGAATAGAAAAATTGTTAATTGAGCCTCTTGTAGGCCCATATCAAGAAGGAGTTATTAGTAAAGAAGATTTATCGGTAGTACTGCCACCTTTAGCAGCCAGACTGGAAGACGATTTCGGGGAGGAGTCCCCAATGAAATTTAGGCATCCGAAGAAAGAAACGATGGAGAAGTTTCGATCGAGGAGCTGGCGCAGAATGCGGCGTGGAATCTTTAAATCAGAAATGCGTATAATGGTATACAAGGGAAGCCTAGCTCTTGAGCATGGTAACCTTCATATTCAGGGAAGTGATTCTTCCCAACCTTTACCCAAAACTGATCCGCGTGATTACTTCATGGAATATGAAGTTGGTCCAGGGGAATTAAATAAAGTTTTAGAGGAAGAGGAATTGATTGTTCAGTAATTTACTCAATTACTATCAGAACATTGTAATCAAACCATACTTGGGTTTGTGGAATTAAATCTCCTAAAAAGGTGAATCGTAGCTTTATGTAACACTAGCTATGGCATATACTTCAGTGCCTTCGATTCTTAATACTTCCTTGCTAAGTAGTGGATTATCAACATTCACTTAAATGCCGACAGACTGCACGGGAGAGCACTTTACTTGTTGAAACAAAGTGTGTCTACAGATGTACAGTCGCCCAGATGTTTTTGCCTGGGGGATCCAATGACTCGCAAAATGAAGAATAATAATAACAGATTAGTCCTTATCTCAAAAGGAAACAAAAATGGAAAAAGAAATAATAATAATAGAAAGAAAAGAACTCACCAAGGAGTAGCTGGATTGCGTGGTATCACGCAAAACGTTGCAGTTTCTGTGAACACCCCCTTCGGGGATAATCCAAAACATGCGACTATAGCTGCTGGTCTTGATGCTTTCAATCCTTGTTCAGTACCGCTGCCAAGAGCTATCGGAGATTATACAACCATCCGAACTACGCAAGTAGTAACAAGCTCCAAACAACTAAATTTATTTGGTAGTGTGTCAGATAGTAGAACCACAGACAATAAGTGGTCTACAATTTGTGTTCAAGGGGGGTCAGGATCAAATGCCATTAATGGTACAGATGCGACATATATACATACTTTTGATACTATGGTTGGATCGTCTTGGGATTATGCCAGGATGGTGCCTGCGGCCTTCAGTGTTCAAATTATGAACCCGAACGCGTTGCAAACAACGGCTGGAATCGTCTACGCTGGTAGATGTAGACAGCAAATAAGTCTTGCAAATAAAACGCAAACTTGGTTAGAATTGGCTAATGAATTAGTTAGTTTTAGTAACCCCAGGTTAATGTCTGCAGGAAAGCTAGCTCTCAAAGGTGTACAACTTGATTGTGTGCCCTTTGATATGAACGCTATGAGTGATTTTAAAACACGCTTTCCCAGCGGAGCGGGGAATTATGCAAACAATGACGCAGCCATCAAATTCGATGGACTCGCACCAATCTTCGTATATAACCCTGAGGAAATAGATCTTCAGTATTTAGTGTGCTGTGAATGGAGGGTAAGATTTGACCCATCCAATCCAGCTTACGCTGCTAACACATACCACACCCCTAGTACTCTTGGATACTGGGACGCTCTTCAACGGGCGGCCTCCTATGCAGGAAACGGCGCGTACGATATCGCTGAAAGAACAGCTGCAAATCATGGACCAGCAATTATGTCTGGTCTAATGCAGTATGCTAATCAAAGATATGGTGCACGTGGGTTAGCTCCACTAATGAATTAATATTTAATATAATTATAGTAAAGAATTTATGTAAGAAAGGAAACAAATGTTTTCTTGAAAACTTTATTTATTTCGACAGCGCGTGTGCCCTGTTCATGCCTCCAATAGAAAATATGAGGTCATAGCACACTGTTCAGGCTCTTCGCTAGGCAAACCCTAGCCTGTCTGGACTTCCTTATAACGAAACTCCTCCGTCTCGCAACATCACATCGGGATCGACGAC